TTATCTAATATCGCACTAGAAGTATCGCCAACAACTGTAATCTTTCTTAATTCTGCAAGACCATCTCCATCAAAATCTAATCTTACATAACATTCAAAAACATCAATGGCATCTGTTGAAGCATCTGGAGAAGATGTAAATGGATATTCATCTATATCAGAATATCTAGTTAATTTTTCAGAGTTAAAAGTAATTTCTTGTGAGTGTGGTAATGCAGATATGATCTCTTTATCATAACCCATTTGAATTAATTCAGTTCTAGTCTTAGTAGTTCTATGTGCTACAAAATTTGAATCTTGTATTGTCTTAGCATTTCTTTGTATTAAAAATTCTTCTGGTGGTACGTTTTCAATTTTAACTCTACCTTCATCAGAACTTCTTCTTATTCTAATGTTATGTTTTTTTGGTCTTGGTAAATTTAATGTTTGACCTTGTTGAGCTGCTATTGCTTCTAATACTTTAATCTGTTCATCTTGAGATTCATCTTCTTCTGAAGAATGTTCTATAACCTCAACGTTTTCATCATTAATAATAGATTGGTAAGAATCTTCATTTAGATCTTGATATGTTTCATGTTCATATTTCTTGCTCTGATCCCAATAAACTTTAACGATACCATTTTTTTCTAAGAGTGCATCTTTGAACCAACTATATAAAATTGTAAAACCTGGATTATCTTTATTAAAAATATAATTAATATAATTTGTAGCTTGGTCAGCAAGAGCAACATCTTCTGCTTTGACCGGTTCGCAAACAACAGTTCTATCTGATGCTGTAAAAATTCTAAGAAGATTTGGAAGTATAGTTTCAATAGTGTCTGCAACGTCAGTAGATACAACTTGAGAACGACCATCTATTTCAGTTCCTAATTTTTCTCCTAAATAATATTCAATAGATTTTTTTCTTTGTTCAGATAATTGTCCACCAAGATAACCTAATGATGCATTTATTTCTGTACTGATAATATTTTTTATTTCTGATTCTGTTAATTTTGCCATATTAATTTATTGACTTGAAATATTTAGAAAAGAATTCTGATTTATTTTTGTTATTTAAAACTAAATCTCCACCTTTTTCGCCTATAGGTATATCTCTAAAATATAACTCTTTAGGTTCAGGGTATAATCCTTCTTCAATTAATTTTTTTTCTCTCTCACTTAAGAAATCTGACATCTCATTTTGAGTGGTAATATAAGAACTTGGGTCTCTGTCTTTTGTTGATTTCATATTAAACAATATAATTCGTATTTACTTCTATCTTTTTTTTCCAATTTGTCATCTCAATTCCATAACCTACTATTCCTGTTCTTAAAGCATCGGCGGCATGGCTTGCAAAATTGTGTATGGGTCTATTCCTAAAACATTGGTTTAAGTCATCCCATTTTTTTTGATATGATTTTAAACATTCCATACCATAATGGCATTTGTTTTTGTCAAACCAACAGGTAGGTAGAACTTTTCTTACTGCTTCAATCCCATCTTCTAAAGATAGTTTAGGCGCAACCTCAAATGCTATACCTAATTCTAATGCAGTTTCCAACCTTGATTTACCATAAGCTCCTAATTCTCTAACCTTAATATCATGTGGAGCAATATGTCTTGAATACTTATAACCTTTATTATCAATAATATTTGCGTAGTGGTCTAATCCTTCGCCTGCGTTTTCGTAAAAATCTATTAATCTTATTTCGCCTTTGTGTCTTTGGGCAAACCAAATAACAGTAGAATCATTCATTCCTAAATCCCACCATGTTTCAACCGGTAATTCTTTGTCGTATAAATTATCTGTTACCCTGCCATTCTTTTCGGCATCCTCAATAATAGATCCGTAATAAGAACCTGTTATTGCTGCTTGGAAAGAACATTCAAACTCTTGGTCAAACAAGTCATCTGACATGATTGACTTTGCTGCCTTTAATTCATCATCGTCTAGTATCTTTGTTTCAGATGCTTTGTGTAATGATGAATACCAACCTTCTGTCTTTTGGGCGTATTGGTATAATTCAAAAAAATAATTTTTACCTTTTGGCGTTCCAATAAAAACGCACCATCCTTTCCTATCTGCCAAAGATGGTCTTATGATTTCAGGAAATAGATTTGGGGCAATACTTTGTGTTTCGTCTAAAATACAACCGTCTAAAAATATACCTCTTAGAGCTTGGTCATTCTCAGCGCCAAGAATTGTAATCCTTGCGCCATTTGGAAAGTCAGCTCTTAATTCTGATTCGTTAAACTTAACTCCTGGAATTTTACCACCAAAGGTTTTGATGTAATCCCAAGCTGTTGCCTTACCTTGTTTAAAAGTTGGAGAGATAAATGCGTACCTAGAATTTGGCTTCTTGGTGTACATCGCATCTCTAATCATGTGATTAATACACATCACAGTCTTACCAGCTCTTCGGTGCAAGACCAATACGGAGAATCGGTGCTTAGAGATTTTATCATGCAAAAATTTTTGCAATTCTCTTGGCTTGTATGGAATCTCAAATACTGGCATTTTTAAATAAAACCCCCCTATCCTTAATGGACAGTCATAGGTTTAGCAACTGGTATCTTATCTAGTTCTAGTTCTTCTGTAATGTGTTGGCTAAAGCACCAAGCATCTTCGTAATCTTCAAATCCATTGAACATAACTATTACTGAATTAGTCATATCGTCAACCATTACTAGAGCTTTGTATTTAGGGTTTTTCATTTGGGTTTTTGTAGTTTGTATGTGTGTACCTTCTAACGTAATATTGACGCCGCCAGAATTTGCTTTGGGGGTAGGGTCGCTATAAAACCCCCCCTATTTGCCTTGTAAAACGTATGAAACGCCTGCTTGCCTGGCGCAATACAACCATTGATATAGTTCCGATAATTGTTTGTTATCAGAACTTTCTGTCAACAGCACAGCTATTCAACTTATGATTGCTAGTGATAACTAATGTTATCAATAGTAATGCAGTTGTTAGCTTATAAGTTGTGTGTGCAATGTTATGTATGAACTTTGCAATTCTCAACCAACTAATTCAATAAACTCAACAGCTTTAATTAAAAAACAACTAATAATTAATCCTGCCATTTAATGATTATAGGATCTTTATTATTACCAGAAAGACTTAAATTATCCTTTTTAGCATATACTTTTGACGCTATTCTCTCACTCTTCCATTTCGCCAAATCTAGATATGCTTTAATTAAATGTGTCTGTGCCAAGTCCGGTCTCAAGTTCTTGTCTGTTTCATTCTGTGATTTATTAATACTTTTATTTATATACTCTTCAGCATTAGCCAGGAGATACTCACATCCGTCCTGTTTAGCTTGAGTATATTTATCTCTACGCTCTGGGTATTTAATAATCCATTGTCTGAAGCACTCCCAAGTTGGGCGCTCCGGTCTCTCCTTAGTATTTAAAACCTCTCTTATGGATTGACCCTCTGCCAGCTCCTGACATATTTGGTCAAAGAGTATTTCTGTATATTTTGTTTTATTCGCCATGTGTATGTTCCTATTATGTTCTAGTTGTTAAGTATATTAAATTAATGTGTTTAAGTGTGTTGACTTACTGTGTACGTTCTGATTTACTCCGAATCACTTAAACAATAACTACGGAGATAAAAAATGACAAAAACATTAAAGCAGTTCATTAAAGATAATAATATTAAAATGACTGTTTCAGAAATAAGTGAGAGACCTGATATGAAATGGGATAATGCAAATCATTTCAAATGCAGATTAAAAAATAAAACTAAATCTGTTTCAATATATTATAGTCAGGGTTATGGTATTAAAAATAAACCTGAAATAGATTCTGTTTTAGATGCTTTAAAAATAGATTTTATTTCTCAAGATTTATCTTTTAAAGATTTCTGTTCAGAGTTTGGTTATTCAACAGATAGTTTATCAGCTTTAAAAACTTATAAACTATGTTTTAAAAATACAAACAAAGTTAAAAAATTGTTTAATGGTTCTTTAAATGATTTTTTAATGTGTGAAAGTTTATAAACCAATTAACAGGAGATAAAAACAAATGANTAAAAAAAACTTAATTGATACCTCAATTGCCTTTGGTGGTTTTTATGAGTCAATACATGATTCAAATATTGATAACATGATTGAGTCATNTAATGACAANGGCAACTTTCCAGATTATGTCTGGGATAATATTGATTACAAAAAAACTAATCAATCTTATATTGAGTCCTGGACGTCNNATTTTAGTAGTTATTTATTAAATGAATATCAAGTTGATATTGATTTTAAAAACTTAAAACTTTGGAGTCCNNAGTANTACAATTATANAACAGATTGTATTGACTGCAAAGTTAACACTCATCAAATGAATCTTTTAAATGAAAAAATATTATCTGATTCAGATTTTATTAATTGGTTAAAAGAACGNACTCAAAGCTGTGATGGTTTTATTTCTTTTTACAACTTTGATGAAGCTCAGAATAATAAAGACAATATTTTAATTAAATATGTTTTAGAGTTCTTAGCTGATAAATTTAATGAGCAAATGGAATTCGTAGAATTTGAATTACATTTATTAAAAGAGAAAGCAGCTTAATATGCAAATCATTAAAAATAAAAGATTAAGTTATTATATCAGCGCATGGTCTAATTCAGGAAGAGTTGCCTGGTATTATCCAAGAAAAAACGTTGTGGCTTTAAATGGCGCTCCAACTATTTCAGTTGAAGCAGCTATCATAAAGATAAAAGACTGTTTAAAAATAAACTAATAACCGGAGACAAAAACAATGACTAAAACAAATCTAAAATTTATGTCAGACTTTGATATAGAGGTTGTAAATAAATCAATCTCTAAGAATGAAGCTGCCATATTATACAACGCTATATCCTTAGCTGGCTTGCATGATTTAAACAAAATCAATACCGCTCTGTTATTTAATAAATTGAATAACGGCGCTAGCCCAACCGGTGCTGATTATGTTCACTATACAATCCAAGATATAAACCACTTGCAAGATAAGCTAGTGAGAATAATGGAGTCTAAATAATGGATCGCTATATTGGAGATTTTTATAGTAGCAATCACAACGGAGATTTTTCTTGTTTTGAATGCAAGAAAATTAAATTAGAAGATGAATTGAAATATTTAAATTATAATAGTTCAATTTATTTTTTATGTGATGATTGTTATACCGAACATATGAAAGAAGATGAAACAACGGAGTCTAAATGAATAACGACCTTAAACAATGCTTGCTAGCCATTGCCCTTATAGGCGCTGTCTATTCTTCTATG